TGAAGATTATATGTTCTGTCAGATGTGGCGTAAGATTGGTGGAGAAATCTACTTATGTCCATGGATGAAAACACAACATATCGGTACATATCCATTCACGGGCAATATGCCTAAAGTTGCAGAACTAACGGGTAAATTATAATCATGAGATGTGATATAGATTACAAGTATAGTGAAGATAAAATACTTGATGAGATGCGAGTCTATATTGATAACACTTACGGTGAACACTATTCACAAAATAAATTTCAGGCAACTGAGTTTATAATGGATAGTGGTCACGGTGAAGGTTTCTGTATCGGTAACATAATGAAATACGCACAACGATACGGTAAGAAAGAAGGTCGTAACAGAAAAGACTTGCTAAAAGTGATTCATTATAGTATAATGGCTCTACACAATCACGATGAATTATATAACAGTAAACCTAAAACAAATATTTAATTATGGAGTATATTATGAAATTATCAAAAAACACAATTGATATCTTGAAGAATTTTTCTACAGTAAATGCTGGATTTTTATTCAAACAAGGTAAGACATTAAAAACTATTTCTCGTAATAAGAACATCTTTGCTGAATACAATTTTTTCAATGAACCAGATGAGATTACAAGTGAGTTTGGCATTTACGATTTGAATAACTTTTTAACTGCAATCTCCATGTTTGGTGGTGATGTAGATATCAAACATGAAGATGGTTCTTGTAAGATTACAAGTGAAGATGGTCGTAATCGTTTACGTTATGTTTGTTGTGATGCAGAGATGCTTACTTTGCCTCCCGAGAAACCTGTTGCAATGCCTAAAGCAGAAATCAAATTTACATTATCTAAAAATGATTATGATTGGGTTAAGAAAATCTCTTCAATCATTGGCTCAACAAATCTTGCTTTTAAGTCTGATGGATCAAAAGTAAGTGTTCTAGTTTATGATGGTAAAGATAATGCCGCATCACGAAATGAACTTGAAATTGCTGATGGTAATGGTGATGTATATGAAATGGTATTCAAACTAGAAACACTAATCATGTTACCTGGTGAATATGATATTAGTATTTCATCAAAAGGTATTTCTAATTTCAAACACAAACAATTAGACTTACAATACTGGATTACAACAGAACCTGGATCAACATTTACAAAGGGTTAATATGTTAATTTATTTTGAACGACCTTTTGATGCTGGTAGTGTTGCGATCAATCCACAATTTGTTATGTTAGTAGAAGATTGTAAAGCAGGAACTACAAATATTGTTATGGTAGATGGTGGTACTACTAAAGTTAGAGGTAATTATATGGAAGTAATTGGTAGATTGAATGGTGAATTGAAGTAGTTTAATTATATTATGGAGTATGTGAATGAAACATTTATTATGGACCGAGGCGTATCGTCCTAAGACGATTGAAGATTGCATACTACCTGAACGGTTAAAGACACCGTTTCAGGAGTATGTTAATCAAAGAAACATTCCTAATTTACTTTTATGTGGTGGCGCAGGTGTAGGTAAAACAACAGTTGCAAAAGCCATGTGTGAAGAAGTTGGTTGTGATTATCTCATCATTAATGGTTCTGATGAGAATGGTGTTGATGTTGTTCGTAATAAGATTAAGAACTATGCATCTGCAATGTCGTTCTCTGGTATACGAAGAGTAATCATTATTGATGAGGCAGACTATCTATCAGTCAATGCACAAGCAGCATTTAGAAATTCTATTGAAGAATTCTCAAAGAATTGTTCGTTTATCTTTACATGTAATTATAAAACAAAGATAATTGAACCATTACATTCTCGGTGTGCAGTCATTGATTTTACACTAAAGAATGTTGAAAAGACTGAGATGGCAGGTCTCTTTTTCAAACGCATACAAACTATTCTTAAGACAGAAGATGTTGAGTTTGAACCTAAAGTAATTGCTGAAGTAATCAAAAAACACTTCCCCGATTTTCGCCGTGTAATAAATGAACTGCAACGATTCTCACAATTTGGCAAAATTGATACTGGTATTCTAGCACAGATTGCTGATGTATCTTTATTGCAAATTGTTGGTTTCATTAAAGACAAAGACTTTGGTTCAATTCGTAAATGGGTTGCAAGTAATGATGTTGACCCACAGACAATCTATCGTAAATTATATGATAATTTGTATGAAGTATTACAACCTGGCAGTATACCTCAGGCAGTAATTATTCTTGCCGACTATCAATATAAACAAGCTTTTGTTGCCGATGCAGAGATTAATATTGTTGCATGTTTAACTGAATTGATGGTTAATCTGGAATTCAAATAATGAATCCGTTTGATTATGTAAACGAAATATTGAAAGGTAAAAAGCAACTTATTGTCGATGAAGTTACTGAAAGTGAATACGTTCCCTTTCTAGTAAACCGTAGTTTATCTTACCATGTAGACTGTATTGCCTATGCTAATGAGATGAATCGTAGGCACCATTTAGATAAGAAGTTGCAAAATGATTTTCTTATAAATACGATTAGGTCTAGAAAAAGGCCGTTTGCTAAGTGGATTAAGGCTGAAAAGGTTGAAGATATAGAATGTATAAAGACCTATTATGGTTTATCTGATGCTAAAGCTATCGAGGCTCTACGCCTGCTTAGTAATGAACAAATCCAAGAATTAAAAGAAAAAACCGACATCGGTGGATTGAGGAAATAGCATGGTAAATATTTTAGATTTCGTTGAGGTTAAACTTGAAAAAAGTGATGACTTCCTTAAAGTAAAAGAAACTTTAACACGTATTGGTGTATCTTCACGAAAAGATAAGATTTTATATCAGTCTTGTCACATTCTACATAAACAAGGACAATACTACATTGTTCATTTCAAAGAGTTGTTTGATTTAGATGGCAAACCTTCTAACCTATCAGATAATGATATTCAAAGACGGAATGCAATCGCTAAGTTACTGCAAGATTGGGGATTGGTAAAGATTGTTAATCCTAAGATTATGGAAAACAATATTGCACCAATTCATCAAATCAAGATCATTGCATATAAAGAAAAAAATGATTGGGAATTGGTAAGTAAATATAATATTGGCAAAAAACGTATTTAACATGGTGATTTATTATGAACAAACAACCAACAAAATTGAAAAACATCTTCAACGGTGAAATTGTCTTTTGTGAAAACATAGAAGATACTAGAATCGTTGAAGGGTTAAACTTCATTAAAGTATTTACTGAGGAAAATATTAACAGATTTTTCTTAGTAAACCGTGCTGCATATAAAATTTTGAATAAATAACATTGTAACGCCTTCGGGGTTACATATTTTAACTCGCTTAACAAGGAGATTTTTATGACATTAACGCTTACATCTATGCCTCAAATGGTAACTCGATATATTGGATTTGAAAAATTGTTTGAAGATTTACAAACAATGACAGATTCATCTTCTATTGATAAATACCCACCTCATAACATTATTAAAGTAAATGAATCTCAATACTTTATAGAATTAGCCTTATCAGGTTTTTCTAAAAATGAAATTGAAATTATACTTAAAGAAAATGTTTTAACCATAACTGGTCAGAAGAAAGAATTAACCAGAGATGAAGTTAATAACTATCTGTATCGTGGTATTGGTACAAGATCGTTCACTAAGAAATTTCAATTGTCTGATACCATTGTGGTTTGTGCTTCATCATATATTGATGGTGTTCTTAAAATTATGTTGGAGAATGTTATTCCAGAATCAAAGAAACCACGCAAGATTGATATTCATTCTATAGAAGTTGTTCCTATTAAACCACAAAATAAACCACAACTATTAAATGAATCATCACCTATTGATTAAGTAATAAATTGGGGGAGATAACTCCCCCTTAAATGGAGATATTATGAAAGCAGATAAAAATTTCAGGTTGAATAAACCTGCTAAACGTGTATTGGCAACTATTCTTGATCAAGAACAATACACATTATATAAGAAGTTTGCAATCGAAGGACAGATTGCTAAAGAACGTGCCCGATTCTCAACCAAAAAAGAAAAAGTGAGTGAAGAATGATTTATGAAAGTAAAGTATTAGACATTTGTGATAATGGTGATGCAATCATAGAATTAAATGAACATCTTTTAACTGATGTTGGTTGGTCTACAGGTGATGTTTTAGATATCAGTAAAAATGATGATGGTGAAATTATCATCAAAAAAATTGGTAGAGAAATGATGCATACTTCTGTAACTACATTTTTAGAAGCATGTGGTCAAACGCCATCAGATGAAAATGTTAAGTTATATTCTAAACTTATAACTGAAGAATATAATGAATTCATTAAAGCACGTTGGGATAATGATGATGTAGAACAATTAGATGCCTGTATGGATATGATTTGGGTAATACTTGGTTATTGTAAGATGAAGGGTTTTAATGTAGATGGTGCATGGTCAGAAGTTGCCAATAGCAATTTGGCAAAGATTGATCAGAAGTCTGGTAAGGTATTAAAGAGAGAAGATGGCAAAGTTTTGAAACCAGAAGGATGGAAAGAACCTAATTTTGGTAAATACGTAAATAAGTCTTGACATACAGACATATTCGTTATATAATAGTTTTTTAACTGTGAGAAATAAAATTTATGAATATTAGAACATTAGCAAAGACGATTGCAATCAAAGAGAATTTGACTAAAGCAATTAAGTATGATCTTCATTATCGTGATTTTGATGATAAGGTTGAATTGATCGGTCTAGTTGACGATCCTAACTATAGCATGAACGATTTTCGTGGTCGTGAAATGTTATTTCCAAAAAAATGGGTTACATTAACAGTATTGGATCCTTCTTACAAGGTGCAAGTATATGATTAAAATTATTGCGTTAAAAAATGGTATGAATTTGATTGCTGAAACTGAAGTAGGCACAAGTTATATTAAGATTATTAAACCTGCAGCAATCATTATGCAGAATTCTCCTAGTGGTGAAGGTATGATTGGGTTCTCTCCTTTTCTACTTTATGCACAAGAATTTGATACAGGTATTACAATTGAGAATCAAGATTTTCTAACCTTAGTAACACCCGCAACCGAAATTCTAAATGCTTATAATAAGTATTTTGGATCAGGAATTCAAATCGCAGATCCAAGTATTCTTAAATTATAATGGCAGATTTTTATACTAGTGTATTGGCTGTTGGTAACAACATCCTGTATCGTGGTGTAAAGAATGGTAGGAGTGTATGTCTTAAAGTAGCATATACTCCTACTTTGTATTTACAGTCAAATAAACAATCAAAATTCAAATCACTTAACGGTGAGACACTCGAACCTTTGAAATTTGAATCTATGAAAGAGGCTCGTGATTTTATTAAGAATTACGATCAAGTAGAAAATTTCAAAGTATATGGTAATTCACGTTTTGAATATGCTTTCATTGCAGAGAATTTCAAAGGTGATATTGAATGGGATCAAGATAAAGTAAAAGTTGCAGTTATTGATATTGAAGTTGGATCAGAGAATGGATTTCCCGATCCCTATATTGCATCTGAACCCATCACTGCAATTTGTATTAAATACATGGGTGGCGAAACTAAAGTATATGGTTGTGGTGATTACAATAACTATGATGAAACTGTAACTTATATTAAATGCCGTGATGAATATAATTTATGTAAACGATTTCTTGAAGATTGGCAAGCAAATTGTCCTGATGTTGTAAGTGGTTGGAACATTAAATTCTTTGATATACCATATCTTATTAATAGATTCAGAAAGATTCTAGGTGAGAATACAGAAAAAAAACTATCACCATGGAATATGATTACTGAACGTGAAGTTTATGCAATGCAAAAAACAAATATTGCATATGATATCAATGGTGTTGCAACACTTGATTATATTGAATTGTATAGATGGTATGCACCTGGTGGCAAATCACAGGAGTCATATCGTTTAGATAGTATTGCACAGGTTGAATTGGGTGAAGGTAAAATATCATATGATGAATTTGAAAATCTACATCAACTATATCGGTTAAACTATCAAAAGTTTATTGAGTATAATATTAAAGACGTTGAGTTGATTCTTAAACTGGAAGATAAATTAAAGTTGATTGAATTGGGTCTTACTCTTGCGTATGATACTAAGACAAACTATAATGATATCTTTGCACAGACTCGTATGTGGGATGCAATGACGTATGGTTATCTGTTGAATAGAAACATTATTGTTCCGCCTAATGTCCATACAAGTAAGGATGGAAGATTTGAAGGTGCATATGTTAAAGACCCACAGATTGGTATGCATGAATGGGTTGCATCATTTGACTTGAATAGTTTGTATCCACATTTGATGATGCAATACAATATCTCACCTGAAACAGTTATTGATCCTAAAGATTATAGTGTAAAAATGCGAGATGTTATATCTAAAGGTGTAACTGTTGATAAGATGCTGAATAAAGAAATTGATTTAGATAGCATTGAAGGTGCAACATTAACACCTAATGGACAATTCTTTAATACAAAGATTCGTGGTTTCTTACCTAACATGTTGCAAGATATGTATGAGGATAGAAAGAAGTTTAAGAATATGATGTTGAAGGCTCAACAAGATTATGAGAATGAAAAAGATGAATCTAAAAAATATGAAATTGAAAAACGAATTGCGAGATACAATAATCTACAACTGGCTAAGAAAGTTGGTCTTAATTCAGCCTATGGCGCTTTGGGAAGTCAGTATTTTCGTTTTTATGACCTACGTATGGCGTTAGGAGTTACATCTGCAGGTCAACTAAGTATAAGATGGATTGAAAACAAGTTAAATCAATACATGAACCAACTATTGAAAACGGAAAAAGATTATGTTATTGCTTCGGATACAGATTCAATATATCTCCGTCTTAGTGAACTTGTTAAGAAAGTGCATCCTGAAACAAGTGATATTAAGAATGTCATTGCCTTCATGGACCGTGTATGTGAAGATAAGATACAACCTTTTATTGATGAAAGTTATAAAGAGCTTGCTGATTATGTCCACGCCTTCGAACAAAAAATGCAAATGAAACGTGAAGCACTTGCAAACAAAGGTATTTGGACTGCAAAGAAAAGATATATTATGAATGTCTATAACAATGAGGGTGTTCAGTATAATGAACCTCACATGAAAGTTATGGGACTTGAAATGGTTAAATCTTCAACACCTCAATCTATTCGTGGTAAAATGTCTGATACTATTAAACTAATGATTAATGGTACTGAATCTGATGTGCAAGATTTCATTGCTCAATTCAGAAAAGATTTCAAATCATTACCACCTGAAGAGATATCTTTTCCAAGAGGCATGAATGGTCTTAAAGAATATTCTGATAAGACTATACTGTATAAGAAAGGTACACCAATTCATGTTAAAGGTGCCATAATCTATAATCACAATCTAGAGAAGTTGGGTTTAACAAAGAAGTATCCATTAATACAAGAAGGTGAGAAGATAAAATTTACTTATCTTAAACAACCTAATCCATTTAAGGATACTGTTATATCTTATCCATCAAGATTACCTTCAGAATTCAAGTTAGAGAACTACATAGATTATGATACACAATTTGAAAAAGCATACCTAGAACCTGTTAAGATTATTTTGAATTGTCTTAATTGGGAAGCAGAAAAAACAAATTCACTTGATAGTTTCTTTTTATAAATGAGGATGATATGAGTTTACTTGACAAATTAAAAAAGAATAGTACCATTAAAGAAAGTGCTATTCTAGACAAATCAAAATTCTTTACAGAAAAAGATTTTGTACCAACAAGAGTACCAATGATTAATGTAGCATTATCTGGTTCACTTGATGGTGGTTTAATTCCTGGTCTTACTATGTGGGCAGGTCCATCAAAACATTTTAAGACTGCATTTAGTCTATTGATGGCAAAAGCATACATGGATAAGTATCCAGAAGCAATATTGTTGTTCTATGATTCAGAGTTTGGTACTCCAATTAAATACTTTGAAACATTTGAGATTGACCAATCAAGAGTATTACATACACCTTTAACTGATATTGAACAATTAAAGTTTGATATCATGCAACAATTACAAGATGTAGATCGTGGTGATAAACTAATCATCATATTAGATTCAATTGGTAATCTTGCATCAAAAAAAGAAGTTGAAGATGCACTTGAAGGTAAATCAGTTGCAGATATGAGTCGGGCAAAACAAGTTAAGAGTTTGTTTCGTATGGTCACACCACATCTAAATCTCAAAGATATTCCTATGATTGTTGTTAATCATACATACAAAGAAATTGGTTTGTTTCCTAAAGATATTGTTGGTGGTGGTACAGGTTCATATTATTCTGCCGACAATATATACATCATTGGTCGTCAGCAAGAAAAAGAAGGAACTGAAGTAATTGGGTACAATTTTATTATTAATGTAGAAAAGAGTAGATATGTCAAAGAAAAATCTAAAATCCCTATTAATGTATCTTTTGACGGTGGTATCAGTCGTTGGTCTGGTCTGCTTGATATTGCACTTGAAAGTGGTCACGTAACTAAACCTTCTAATGGTTGGTATTCAAAAGTCAATCGTGAAACTGGTGAGATTGGCGATAAACATAGATTGACTGCAACACAAAATGCAGAGTTTTGGGATCCTATTCTAATGGATAAAGATTTCAAAGAATTCGTAAAACAAAAATATGGGATTGCATATGGCAACATTATGGGACAAACTCCTGTTCTGGAAGAAACCGAAGAAGCCTAAAGAAGGTATTGATTACCAACTCTATAACTTTCCTGATTCTGATCTCACTGGTATACATCTGTTAAAGGGTGTATATCAGGGAGTGATTTATTATTATAAAACGGCACAAGTTGTAGAAGAAGGTACTTTTGCGAGATTAAAGTTTACCTATGGTATAGAATATTCTGGTAATCATGACGAAGAAACCTTGCGTAATGATCAGAATTTTGTTATAATTATGGGTGACATACTAACAGAATTATTGGAAACAAATGAACAGACTAGAACAAACAATACTGAAGAATTTAGTTTATAACGAGGACTATACACGAAAAGTATTACCATTTATATTCCATGACTATTTCTCAGATAACAATGAAAAGAATGTATTCAAAGAAATACATGATTATGTAAACAAATATAAGAATCTTCCCACCTACGAAGCACTAGTAATTAATTTCACAGAAAAGAAAACACTTACCGAAGAACAAGTTAAATCTGCACTAGAATTGCTTAATGATATTCAACAATCAAAAGAAGAAGTAACACCCACAGAATGGTTGATTGAACAAACTGAAAAGTTTTGCCAAGACAAAGCAATCTATAATGCAATCATGGAATCAGTGCAGATTCTTGATAACAAATCTAAAACATTAAGTAAAGGACAAATACCTGAGTTATTGTCCAATGCATTAGGTGTATCGTTTGATTCTCATGTGGGTCATGATTATATCAATGATGCTGATTCACGATTTGATTTCTATCATCGTAAAGAACAAAAGATTAAGTTTGATCTTGAATATTTCAATAAGATTACTAAAGGTGGTTTGCCACAAAAGACATTGAACATTGCACTTGCTGGTACTGGTGTAGGTAAATCTTTGTTTATGTGTCATATGTCATCTGCATGTATATCTCAGGGTAATAATGTTTTGTATATTACAATGGAAATGGCAGAAGAAAAGATTGCAGAACGAATTGATGCTAATCTATTGAATGTAACAATGGATGAATTGCATGTAATCTCTAAAGATGATTATGAAAGAAAGTTTTCTGTATTGAGAAACAAGACTCAAGGCAAGTTAATCATTAAAGAATATCCAACTGCATCTGCACATGCTGGACACTTTAGGTCTTTATTGAATGAGTTAAGATTAAAGAAAAGTTTCTTTCCAGATATTATCTTTATTGATTATTTGAATATCTGTTGTTCATCAAGAATGAAGATGGGTTCATCTGTTAATTCTTATACGTATATTAAAGCTATTGCAGAAGAGTTGAGAGGACTTGCAGTAGAGTTTAATGTGCCTATTGTATCTGCAACACAAACAACAAGAAGTGGTTTCAGTAATAGTGATGTAGATTTGACTGATACAAGTGAGAGTTTTGGTTTACCTGCAACTGCAGACTTTATGTTTGCATTGATATCAACTGAAGAATTAGAACAGTTGAATCAGATTATGGTAAAACAATTGAAGAATCGTTATGGTGATCCTGGTACTAATAAGAAGTTTGTTGTTGGTGTAGATAAAGCAAAGATGCGACTATATGATGTTGAATCTAATGCACAACAACTATCTGATTCTGGTCAAGATGATCCACCAATTAATAAATTTGAATCCAATTCAAGACATAATTTCAAAGCAAGATTTGGTGGACTTAAAGTATGATAAAAGAAGAGATAGTAAAATACTTTGCCAACAACTGTGATGAACGTGGTATACCAAAGATTAGTAATAAGAATTGGTTAGAGTTTATTCAGTTACATGATAAAGATGATATTAGACAATCATTAACAGAATATGTTCATAAAAACAATATACCTTTTCCAACAAGAGTTATTGATGAATATAGGATGAAAGATTTATTTGTAAAATTCAGTAAGAAATCTCATTTAGAAGAATACAAAGATTACTCTGTAGTTAAAGAACGGTATGATTACAAATATAAGTATTCAGATTCTCCATTAGGTGTTATTGATATATCACATGCATATAATGACGTAAGTGATTATTTTCAACAAGAGAATAGGTTGAGATGTGGATCAAATAAAGAAGCCGCACCAATGGACATATGGCATACTAGAGATAGTTCTGTTGCTAGTAGACACTTGAGTGGAATGAATTGGATATTTTGGCGTCCTGGTGTAATGATGGATAAAGATGTAGATGAAACTACCTTTAGAGATGGTTTTAGATTAGGTACATATACTGCAACACAATTCAAACCATCTGTAGCAAAAGCACTATATGAGAAACACGATGCTGTTAATGTATTAGATACTTCATGTGGGTGGGGTGATAGATTAGCAGGTTTCTATGCAACATCATCAACAAAGTTATATGTTGGTTGTGATCCTAATCCTGATGTATTTGAAGTATATAAAAAGCAATGTTTAGAATATGAAAAGATGCTTGGTGGCAAACCAAAGTTGATTGAAAGTGAAAACTATTTTGAATGTGTAGGTAAAAAGACAGTTAAGATATGGAACTTACCTTCTGAAGATGTAGATTGGAATTTATATGTAGATACATTTGATTTCTATTTTACATCACCTCCTTATTTTGAAACTGAAAAGTATGCATCTGATACTGATAAAGTATCTAATCAATCTTGGTCTAGATACAATTCATTTAATGGTTGGAAATATGATTTCTTTTTCAAAGTAACAGAGATGGTATGGAAAACTATAAAGAATAATGGGTATATGATGATAAACATAATTGAACCTAAAAGTAGAGGGTCTAAAAGATTGCCGTTATGTGATGATATGGTAGATCATTTTTGTTCATTTGAAAGTTCACATTATATTGGTAAAATTGGTATGAGGATGATGGCAAGACCTAATGCAGCGGAGTTAAAAGACATTTTCATTGAACCAATATGGGTATTTAAGAAAGGTAATTCTAATTATATTGAGAAAAATGATTTATCTAAGTTTTTTGCTTGACATTAAAAGGTAATTTTGTTATTATAAATAATTGATAATTCGGAGATATGTATGAGTTCAGCTTCAGATAAATATGAAAAAGATGTTGCCAAAAATGTAAATAAGATTCCTGGTGTTAAAGCAGTAAGACCACCAGGAGATACTGCTTATGCAGATGTAAAAATTACTTACAATAAAGTATCTCATTGGATGGAAGTTAAGATGAATCACACTGATAATCTTTCAAATCCAAGAGTTTATTATGAGAATGGCGAATGGAAAACAACATACAAAACTCCATCAGCAAAAGCAGCAGTAAATATTTTAAATAGTGATCCAAAGACTAAAATTTTCTTAAAAAGTATTTCCGCTTTCTCTGGTATTCCTTTTAAATCATTAAAGATTCCTACTACTAAAGGTGGTTTAAAAGAAAAAGGTGCAGTTCCACTTGAAGTCATGAAAAGATTTTTTGATCAACCAAATGTGAATAGATATATTGCTAATAAAGCTAACATGAATTTAGGAAAAATTGTAACTGAACATTATACTGAAGGTAAAGCAGAACCTGCTTATTATATGCAAGCAGGTGATGATTTTTATAGAATCTCAAATACAGATCCATTTGAATTAGGTTCTACAATTCCTTTACTTAGTGGTAAAGGAGATTTTAAAGTTCGTGTTGCAACTAGATCGGAATTTTATGAAGTTCAAGCTGAAATTAAAATTGCAGATATGCCAGATAGTAAGTATTCTGTTAAACCCGGAACAAGAAAAAAGAATCCATTCTTAAAATGAAATTCATAGAATTTATAAACGAATCAAAAGAAGGCAAAAATGTTCATCTAGAACATTTAGAAGATGAAGTATTAAATAATGGTGTTGCTGGTTCTAAAGCTGCTATTAATTTTCTTCGTTCTCTTAAAGATATGCTTGCCAGTAGTTCGGAAAGTAAAGTTAATGTAACTACTAAATGGGATGGTGCACCCGCAATCATCTGTGGTATCAATCCAGAAAACAATAAGTTCTTTGTTGGCACTAAAGGTGTATTTGCAAAGAATCCTAAACTAAACTATACAAATGCAGATATAGATGCAAATCATCCAGGTGAAGGTCTCAATAATAAATTAAAGATTGCATTGAAATACCTCAAGAAATTAAATATTGATGGTATTCTTCAAGGTGATATGATGTTTACTAAAGAAGATATCAAAAAAGAAACTATCAATGGTGAAAAGTATATTACATTTCAACCTAATACTTTAGTCTATGCAATACCTGAAGATTCTAACTTAGCAAAAACAATTCTTGCATCACAAATGGGTATTGTATTTCATACCGCTTATTCTGGTGGTGATACACTAGCAGATATGAAATCATCTTTCAATATTGATATTGGTAACTTGAAACCGTCTAAAGATGTTTGGTATCGTGATGCATCTTTCATTGATGCTTCTGGTACTGCAACATTTACTAAACAAGAATCATTAGAATTGGCAGGACATATATCTGAAGCACAAAGAATACTCAGTGAAATTAATTCATTGACACTGAATAGAATATCTACCAGTGAAACATTCTTAATGCAAATCAAAACATTTAATAATACTAAAGTTCGTGAAGGTCAAGAAATAAATAACACAACACAACATACTAGAGATTTAATTAAATGGGTAGAAGATAGACACAATAAAGAAATTCTTGCTGCAAAATTAGAGAAAACTAAGACAAGAAAGATTACTGAAAAAAATGAAGTGCTTAGATTCTATCGTTCCAATACTACACAATTAAAATTAATATTTGATTTACAGAATAAATTAGTTGATGCAAAGAATATGATTGTTCGTAAGTTAAGAGAGATTAAACAAGTAGCAGGTACATTTATTCGTACCGATGACGGATTTAAGATATCTAATCCTGAAGGTTTTGTTGCAGTAGATAAACTTAAAGGTGGTGCAGTTAAACTTATTGATAGATTAGAATTCTCACATGACAACTTTACTGCCGCAAAGAATTGGAGTAAGTAATGACAGTCAAATACGATATAAATAAAATAATGTTGGAGTATGGTGATGATGATTTTGGATTCACTGCAACTGATGAAGAAGAATATAATGCTGTAATTGCGGAAAAAGATGAAACCGTTCAAGAATATAAAGACAGATTAAAAGAAGTAGAAAAATTAGTATTGCCATTTCTTACTAAGTTATTAAAAACTGCAGATCAACCTATTATTAAATGGCCTAATCGTAAAGTTGCATTAGAAACACAAATACAAAAAATACTTACTCTAACAAGAGGATAAGTAAAACTATATAATATTGAGGGAGTTTATAATGAAAGATTTGATTATAGGATGCAGTACCAATTACAAGTGGGACACAATTAAATATTGGGTTCTTTCAATTAGACGATCAGGATTTGAAGGTGATATTGCCCTCATCTTAATGAATTGTGATTCAAAAACCGCATATCAAGTTGCAAGTTGCGGTGTAAACATCATAGGATTCAATCAAGATAAAGATGGTAATCTAGTTTACCAATCAAAATTACCTATTCATGTAGAACGATTCTTACATATTTA